CTATCATTTATTCTGCTAGTCGTGGCGGTCATATTCGTGCGCTTGGTTATGATTACACTCAATCCGGCTATATTACACAGGATATATCATTAAGAGCACCACACCTCTTTGATGGTAAAGAGATTGTGTCAATGACCCTTGCAAAATCACCTGTGCAGATTATATGGGCGGTTTCCTCAGACGGTGCATTACTTTCATGTACTTACTTCCCAGAGCAACAGCTTGTGGCTTGGGCGCAACATCATACCGTTGATGGCAAATTTGAAGATGTGTGCGCTATCAGTGAAGGACAGGAAGATCATGTGTATGCTGTAGTTAACCGTAACAACAGACGTTACATCGAACGTCTTGATAATCTCATGGTTGGTGATAAGCACTACTACAGATACATGGATTCCTTCTTAGAAAATCAGTTTAGCTCTGCGGTAGGTTCTGTTAATGGTTTATCACATCTGGAAGGTAAAGAGGTTTGCGTGTTCGTTGACGGAGAACAGCAGACAAATAAGATTGTAACCAACGGTGCTATCACTTTAGATGAACGTGGCTATAACGTTGCAGTCGGACTTCCTATACAGGCAACACTAATCACTCTACCTTTGATTCAGCAGACAGAAGCAGAGCTACAGGGAAGAACTAAGAATATCTCTGAGGTTTATTTCAGAGTTTCCTATGAAGGTAATATCAAGGCTAACAGCTATCCTTCCAACAATCTCAGACCTTGTAAGAAAGAAGATATATATATGCAGTCACAGGACTTAGATTCCTTCTTGGTGAAAGTTAGTGTTGACGGTGAATGGAATGAGCAAGGTCAAGTCAAAATGGTACATGATGATGCTCTACCTTTAGAGATACAGTCATTAGTTATCAATATGTCATTCGAGGGCGGTAAATAATGGTAGCGACAACAACAAATCAATCCATGATGAATTATGTTAATTCACAAAGACAGAACCTTGACAGCTTTGCAGATTCTATCCCTAACTACAATATTTATACTCGCCTTGCAAAAGCGGGATTAAAAGGTATATCCGGATATGTAGGCGCAAAGACACAGAAAAGACAGTTACAGTTTCAAGCAGATGTAGCACGTTATCAAGCAGAAGGCGCAAAGAGTAATGCTGAATTTGCGATGCGACAGGCGCAACTCAACGCTAAAGGTGCGACACAGGAAATGTATAACGTGTATCGTATGGGTGAGCATCAGTCAATGCTACAGGGCGTTTCAGATGCACAGGTCATACACGGTCAAAGAGCACGTACCGCTTCTAGTGGTGTGAGAATGGATCAAGGTTCAAAAGCTGAAATTGATACCACTAACCGTATGAGTGAGGAGATTAACCGTAAAGCCCTACAGGAAAGCATTATTCATAACGCTAGTCAGATGAAGATACAGGCAACGAATTATGAAGTACAAGGTATGCTTGAACAGGCTAACTACATGGCACAGGCTTACATTCTTGAAGGTGATGCAAGAGCTAGTGAGATTCTAGCAAAACAGATTAGTCCTCTTGGTGAAGGTTTGACAGCGTTTGCAAATAGCCTTATCAGTTCCTATGGTGGTAATATTGCCGGTGGTAGCAACGGTTTTGGCGGTTCAGCGGGTTCGTTTGGTATGCAAGGTTACACTAGCGGTAGTTTCTTTGGCACTAATTGGAGTGCTAACGATGGCTCATTGTTTGGTGACATTCAAGGTATGTTTAGTAGTGGCAAGTAGGAATTAGAAAAATGGCAGAATTATTATTACCAACTCAACAGGTTCATCTTAATGGTGGTAACGCTCACGGTGTGCAGTCACGTTTTAATTCACCTACACCAGATAAATCTATAGCTTTTCAAGTTGATCCTAATCGTAATATCACAATGATGAAAGATGCGGTTGAAGCTATCACTAAGCATTTAGAAGATGTGCAAAAAGAAAAGGAAGATGCGTTAATTGCACAGGCAAGCAACCTGTATCAAGAAGCCGTAGCAAGTGAAACAAATCGCTATGAGAATTTACAGGGTGAAAACGCTGTAAAAGGTTTTGAGGATTTTCAGAAGAACATTACAGACTTAGATTCAGAGTTTGGAAAGACCTTTAAAAATTCCAGACTACAATCCGGCTTGAATAAACTTAAACAGAACACCACTCTTAACGCCCGTATTAACGGTAGAAATTGGCACGACAAACAGGTTTATGCGTTTGCAAAGTCAGAGCGTTTAGCAACTCTTGAAACAACAAGCCGTAACTATATCAATAACTTTGGCTCACCTAACGATAAGAATAACCTTACTCAGTTACAGTATGCTATTGATGATATTATCCAAAAAGATCATGGTGTAATGGATAAAGATTCAGACCTGTATAAGCAGTATGCTCAGACCTATTACGGTAAAGCCTTTAAGCCTTCTTTAGCTTTACAGATAAAAGAAAATCCTTCAATGGCAAAGGTTAATCTTGAAAGAGTAAGACCTTTAATTTCCGATGAACTATATCGTGAATTAAAACTTGATGTTAAAGACGAAGAATTAAGACAGTATAAAGAAGCTCTACATTTACAGAACCTAAAGGAACACGCAAATCTTTTAGCTCAGAAGCAGAAAGACCAACTCGCAAAAGAGTTAACTGAGCCTATGAAGCCTAGTAAGTGGCAAGAAAAGTATGAGGGCTATGTGGAAGAAATGACACATAAGAAAGGCAAGGCTTTTAATTTTCTGTCACCAGAGGAACAGGCAGAAGTTAAAAATACAGCCACTAAACTTGCGAACATGGATAGACTTATCTGGAATACACAAGCTAAACAGTGGAGTGATGATAGCTATCTTTTAAAACTTAATCTGAAAGATGAAATTGTTTCTGCAATTACAGATGGAACATACAACTATTACTCACCTATTGATAGTATTAAAGACCCTCAATTAAAAGCTATTGCACAAGATTCTTTTAAGACACTAGAAGAAGCAAATAATTTTATTGATAACGAAGCTAAGATTATGAAAACAGGTGGCACAGAGCAAGGGTGGAGAGATTATCAATTTCTAAGTGTAGAGGAAAAAGTAAACCTAGCACATGATCCTACAGCTCTGTCTAATTGGATTGACGAGCATGGAGTACCGGCTACACATTGGAAGGAGTTGAGAAACGACCTAGACAAGACAGCACAGGCGGTTGCTAATGGTGAGCTTGATATATCTGTTAGCAAGCCTATCTTAAAGTTCAAAGATACCTTTGCTCAGATGTTTAAAAAGAAAAGATATGCAGAGGTTACAGACCCTTCCGACCGTTATGTTATGCAAGAGTTAATGGTAGAGTCCGAAAAAGAGTTAATGCGACAGGCTAAAGATGAAAGCGGAAAGATTATCAATCCTTATGCTTATGATGATAGAAATATTGAAAAGATTATTCATATCACAGAAGCCCGTCATAAAGACAAATTGCAACAAGAGTCTGAGGATATAAACAGTTTATCTAAAGATTTATTAAAAGCGTTTAAGAACGGTGATAACGCCTTATTTATGAGATGGAATAAAAATACTAATGATGCAGAACGTGAGCAATATCTAAAAGAAAAAATATTAGACTATAAGCATAATCACAAAGGGGCGATGCCTACAAGACCTGTTATGGTTGAGATGCTTGTTAATCTTGCTATTGAGAATAGAGGTTTACCAGACCCTATTATTACTAATGTTGACGAACTGTTAAGAGATGTTGATAGAAGTGGTTTACAGCCGGATAACATTTACCAAGCATCAGAATATACTACAGACTATGGTACTCACTCAATGTGGAATTTAAGGTAATAGTTAGGAGATATTGATAAATGACAGACCGCTTGATTGCATCATCTAATTATTCTACAGGGCAGTTAGTACAGACTGATGAAAATGGTATAACACACGATGCCTATCAGTCTGATTTGCCACGTAATATCAAGAGAGATTTTTCATCGCAACGCCCTCAGTTTGGCGTTAATCTCTATGAGTTAGCTCAAAGAAATGATGAAAAAGGTGTATGGGCTAGAACTGTCTTAGATGTTGTAAGTGCATCACGCAAGGCTAACGATGCTGAATATACTCACCAAAAGGATAAGGAGAGGTTATTCCGTACTTATGGTGAGAGATTTGAAGAAGGCACTATTACTGATAGAGATTTACAAATCCTACAGTCTGATGAATATATCAAACAGTATTCAGAAATGACCGATGCTTATGGTGCGCCTACAGAGCACATGATTAACAATGAGCAGTTTGTCAGAAACGTATCACCAGAAACTTACGCTTATTTAGGTACAGCTTATAACACAATTCATAAACACGGTTTTCTTGGTGAGTGGGAGCGTAATGTTAATTATGCCGATGTATCAAGAGCAAATGATTATGACTTGGCAAATGGTAAAAAGGATTATGAAACATATCTTAGAGATAAGGCTATTATCAATTCCCGCTATAAGTTAGAAGATGATCGCTCATACGTTGGTGGAGTGGCATCTGTAGTAGAAGGAATGATTAAGCCGGTTGTTGATAATCCCGTGCCCGCATTAGGTGGAGCTTTTCTCTTTGCGTTGGGTTCTGCTACAGGTGTAACTGAGTTGGGCTTTTTAGGTTCAACTATCTTTATGGCGGGAACACAGGGCGTAAACGCAAGTAAGTTAGCACAAGCAGAGATACTTGATAATGTTTATCAAGAAAATCCAAACGCAGATAGAGAAGATGTTATCAATAGTACATGGTGGGCTTGGGGCGCAGTAGGACTAATGAATACCGCAGACCCACTTGTAACTATGAAAGTTGCCGGACTTGGCAAGGTAGCGGGAAGTGCTATTAGTTGGACTAAGGGTAAGATTTTTCAAGATGTTGCAAATTCACAGGCGGTTAATGCTCTGGAACAGGCTACAGGAAAGAAGGTTAAAGAGCGTTTAGGTCAAGTTGTATCTGCTACTCTTAGGACTTACGGTGCAGATACAGCACTTGAAGTTGCACAGGAAGGTTCTGAGGGTGCGGTTACTACTCTTGGCTCAGAGATGTTTTTAAATCATACTTGGAGTGAAGCCTTTAAAAACTCTTATGATAATGCTGTCTTAAACATGAAAGAAGCCCTTGTGCCTAGTGCTATTATCGGTGGAGCTATCCATACACCTCACACACTAGCTCGTTTGCATGATGTTCATAGAAGCTATAAAGAATTAAAACAGAATGTTGAAGGGCGAGTAGCGGAAGAAGTTGTTTCTCAAAGTGAAGATGCTCAACGTGACCCAGATACAATAGCAGAAGTGGCTACCGATGCTATACAGGATAGCCGTGTTTACATTGATGCAGACTTAGCTCGTCAGAATTTAGAGCAAGACGGATTAGGTGTAACCGATTATGGCAGAGGATTTCAGAAACTTCTTGATAAAGATCATCATGGAGAGCGCATTGTACTGAATCAGTGGACTTATGCAAAGTTACCACCACAGGTACGTGACAGTCTGGCAAGTGCTACTTCAAATCGTGATGGTAGACCTGTGCCACAGAACGTAAGAGAAACCTTATCAGAATCTAAGATTAAGGAATTACAGGCTGAGTTTGCAAAGACACAACAGGAAGTTATCGCAAGAGAAAACGCACGTATAGAGGTTAAGAAAAAACTTGACGAAGATATACGTAATAACTCTAACCTTAAACGTAATCAGCAGAGCTTTGTAGCTAATGTCGCAAGCTCATTTATGTCTGCTATGAGTGAGGTTACAGGTATTGATATTAACTCCCTGTATGAGAGATTTAAACCTACTTATCAAATGGTTGATGAACTAGACTTATCAAAGAATAAGAAGCGCATTAACCAGAAAGGTATTACAGGTACATTCAATAACAAGACTAACACCATTCAGCTTACACCTAATTCAGACTTTAATACCGTGTTCCATGAAACAGCTCATTGGTACTTAAACGTAATGCGTGGACTGTCAAAAGAGAACACACAGATAGCACTTGGCTTTAAAGAGTTGGCTAAGTGGGCGGGCTTTGAAGGTAGTATCGAGAACATGACCGATGCAGAGTTTAATTCAATCTCTGAAAAGTTTGTTGCTGGATTTACCTTATCAATGCTTGCACCTAACAAGGCAAAGAATAAAGCCTTCACAGGATTTAAGAAGTTCTTATTCTCTTTACGTAATCAGTCTATTTTCTCTAACCTAAAAGAGAACGAGGATAAGACAGAGCACTTAAAGAAAGGATTTGAAACAACCTATGGTGAGCCTTTACCAGAGATTAACGAGAGCTTTTTAAATATCATTAACGGTATGTTTGCGGGTGATGTTCTCACTGAGATACAGGAGATGGATTATCCACGTGATAACTATCTGAAAGTCATTGACAGTGTACCAGATGTTAACGGACTAAAAGCTGAGTTAAAGAAGGAATTAACTGAAACTCTACAGAAGGTTGACGGTGACATTGAACACGCTACACATATCCTGTCTATCAAAGAAGCCCTAATCAAGTCGCTAAAGAATGATGATATGGGTAAGGTTCTACAGGATATGATTAAGAACATGAAGCCTAACACCAGAGTTAAGGCTTATGTTGATAGACTTCTGAAAGGTATAGAGGACTTCAAAGAGGAACGCAAACGTCTTACTGAGAAGCTAAAAGAAACTCCGCTGTATAAGTATCTTGATACTGTAAAGGAGTTCAAGATAAATCCTCTTGGCTTATCAGAAGATATGAAAAAACAGCTACAGGCAAAAGGCTATCTGAGTGAAGAAGGTTTAACCGCTACAGATTTATGTAACAAGCTACCAGACTTTGTTGTTAAGATGCTTGATAATAGCAACCTGTCAAGAGAACAGGCATTTCTACAGTTTGTAGCACAGACACCTACCATTAACCAGAGAGCTACAGAGCTTGCGATGAATAAGGTTATCCGTACCTTTGCTTATGACCTTGCAAAGTCTGTAAGAAACATCGAAAAGGCAAGTGCTGTAACTCACAAATCTATAGCAGAAGCCGTACTGAAAGCTCTACATAAGGCACTTGGATTTAAGGATAGTGTCAAGAAGGTTAAAGCTGAGATTGAGCAAGTCGCTGAGATTGATGTAGGCCAGATGAAGTATAAAGATGTATCAGCACGTGCGATGTTGGGTAATGCTTCACAGGAAAGCAAGAAGGTACAGAAAGCACTTGCAGAAGGCGATATGAATGGGGCTGTATCTCATACTAGAAATGAATACTACCTTAACCATAAAGCTGAATATGCTTCTGAGATGAAGTTATATATTGATAAGAAGCTGTCAGACTTCAAGGCATTTATTGTCAGAACTAATAAATCATTATCAAAGAATTATGACGTTGACCTTGTTGAGTTAATGCGTTACACAATGTGGAAAATGGGATTGACAGATAAGAATCCTCACATTGATCCTAATCAGATGTTACCTAAGTTACAGGAACGTTATCCTCAACAGGCAGAAGCCATTAGAGATATGGTTGAAACTATCAATGGTGTAGGCTCTGTCTATACAGACTTGTCTTACAATGAACTCAACAATGCTATTGATATGCTCAACGCTATGAAAGGCTTATCTCACGAAACTCGCATAGCCGTTATTGGTAAAGAGAAGATTGAGCAGTCTAAAGTCGTTGATGAAATGGCAGAGAAACTTGCAGAGCACAACGATAAGATAAAGGGTTTGGAAAAAACCAAAGAGGGTGGTGTGGCATCTACCCGCAAAAAGACTTTAGGCAGTAAGATTGGAGAACTATGGAGAGAGTTTAGTCATTCATTCACTCTTGTTGAAAACCTGTGTCAGCAGATAGATAAAGCAACTCTAGGTGTATTCCATAAGTACGTTTATCAAGTTGGTAAAGATGCAGAGGTTCAGTACAAACTTGCAAAGGATAAGTACACTAAGATTGTTGGCGATGCTTTACGTAAAATTACAAAAATTTCAGCAGAGCCTATCGAAGCCTTTGAGCTAAGACGTAGAGGAATGAAGGAAGGCGAACATTGGACTATCGGTAAAGGTAAGTTCACAGGCCAGAGTACCTTAGAGCTGATGGGTATGATACTTCACATGGGTACTAACCTAGAGAAATTCCTTGATGGCTACCTAGAAGATAATCCTAAATATGGCACTGATAGACAGGCACAGCTACAGTGGAAGAAAGAACAGTGGGATAAGTTCTTTAATCGTATGGTTGACGAGGGTCACATCACCAAAGAAATGCTCGATGCCTGTCAAGTTGTCTGGGATTGTAATGAGGAGATTGCAGAACAGGTTAACGAAGCAAGTCGCAGAGTGCGTGGATTCCCATTCAAGAAGCTACCTAGCCGTACTGTAGTTGTAACTATTGATAAAAAGGAATACACCTATACAGCCGGATATATGCCCGCTATGGCAAATGAGGATATAGTACCACCTCATACTACACCTACAGAGGATATATATGAGCAGTTCAATATGCTAGGTCAAGAGCTACCTGTATCAGAGCCTTCCTTCTTGAAAGATAGAACAGCAAAGGCTTATGAGTTAGAGCTTGACCCTGTGAAGTTAATCGGCAAGATGAACGATACTTTACGATATGCGTATGTAATGCCCGCTGTAGTCCAGATCAAAAAAACTTTAGATGATCCTAAAATCAGACAGATGCTTGATACTAAATATCCAGATGTGTATGAGCAAGTGTTTATGCCTTGGTTAAAGGGATTGGCAACCATGCAGAGCGCACAGCCAGCCGGTAAGTTAGGAAGATTTATTTCTCACTTTGTGCGTGGTAGTGCGATGCAGATTATGGTTGGTAACTTAAACAACGCATTACAGCAGTTCTCTAATATCGCTACTTTACTGTTAAGAGTATCACCGGCAGAGCTTATCCGTTGTATGCCTGTGGTGTTTAACTCAGAATTGAAGGCTCAGATATTACAAGAGTCAGACTTTATGCGTGTAAGAATACGTGAGATGAATGATGGTATCAATGAGATATTCTCAGAGTTAATGCTTGATGGTAGAGCTTTTGAAAGTCTAGCTCTTAACGCAAAAGCTAAGATTAAGAAAGCTCAGTACGTCACAAACAAACATGCTTACCTTGCACAGAAGTTAACACAGAATGTTATCGACTATGTTGGTTACATGAGCGCAAAGAATACCGCATTAAAGAAAGGTATGAGTGAACAAGAAGCTATCCACTATGCAGAAGCTACAGTGCGTAACTGTTTAGGCTCATTTGACTTAGCAGACGTAGCAAGTATTCAGAGGTCAAATGCTTACGTAAAGATGCTCACTATGTTCGGTGGATATTTCTACTCCATGTGGCGTTTAATGGAAACAGAAGTTAAAAACGCATTTGCAAATTATGGTATCACAGATTGGCGCAGATACGCACACGCTACAATGGGTGTAGGTCTGGCGATTGTTGCACCGGCTATTGTTGCAGAGCTTATCAATGGTATTGTAGGTCAAGGTAATTGGGGCGATGATGATGACGAGATTGATTTACTTAAATCAAATCTATTCTGGTCGCCTTTCAAGATGGCAAGTGCATCATTCCCTATTATCGGTAGACTTGCAAACACAGGTATTGATAAGTTACAGGGTAAACACTTCTATTCATCTGCTATGTTACAGTCACCTTTCTTGACACAGACTACATCAGCTTGGAACGGTGTGGTTAAACTTGCAAATGGTGAGGAGATTCGTGGCCGTGATTTGAAGGCTATGATTATCGTTGCCGGTATGCTTATGAACACATCGGCTACAGGTCTGGTAGCTCGCCCACTTGCCTATAGTGCAGATTGGTTACAGGGAAATGTTGTGCCGGATTGTGCTCTTGAAATGGTACGTGGACTTGTAGTAGGTAATGGAGCAGAGAGGACATGGACTAAGAGCAAGTAATAGTTTTTATTACAAAACAATAAAAGGGTGTAGGAATTATCTTACGCCCTTTTCTTTTTAGCAACTACCAAAAGCAGAAAATGTATAGTTAAGATAGATATTAGTAACAGGATTTGATTATGGCTACATTGACAAAAGAACAGTACGAAGCCCTAAAACGACAGGGCAGAGGAAATTACAGAGGACAGACTTCTTCAAGCGGTCAGTTTATTATTGAAGCTGATAAATTTGTAGGTGACTTACAGGGTAACGCTGATACAGCTACAAGACTACGTGACCCTATCACAATTTCTTTAGGTGGAGATGCAGAAGGTAGCGCACAATTTGCCGGTTCATCTTTCAGACTTGATGCAACTATCCGTGAAGCAGAGCATTCAGTTAATTCCGATGTAGCAGAGAACGCTAAACATTCAGCACAGGCTAGTCATGCAGACTTGGCTAACATCGCTACTTTAGCGTTAAGAAGTATGCTAGCTAACAATGCTACTCATGCGGATAGGGCAAGTAACGCTGATAATGCAGACCATTCAGATGAAGCTACTCATGCGGATTCAGCAAGTTCAGCATCACGAGCAACTTACGATAGCAATGGCGATAACATTCACAATACCTTTGTGAACAAGCAACAGCAAATTACAAATAATACTAATCTTCTGTCTAATCACACTACTACTATTGCAGACCACGAACGAAGAATTACAAACAACGAAAATCAGATAGAAGATTTAGATACCAGAGTAAGCGACATTGAAACCTCTACCGATGTAGGTAGAATTACACAAAGAATTGTCAACATTGAAGCAAAGAATACAGAGCAAGATGGCAGACTTGATGCTATCAATGACACGATGGTTACTCTATCTACAGCTCAGTATATCCTTTCACCTAAGACTTTTAATGCCGGTTCAAAGACTATCATGGATAATGAAGCCGGAGCTACAGAGATAACCAACAAAGAGTACGTTGATAACAAAGTCTTATCCTCTACTAATTATGTAACAAACTACACTGATAATAAAGTTTTATCTGCATCACGTTATATGACTGATTATGTTGATAACAAAGTATTATCTACAGCTCAGTATATTGATGATAACTTTATGTCGTTAACTAAGTCACAGTATGTTACAGGTCTAAATACTTTTGAACAGCTACCTCAGTCAAGCGCAATTCCTTCTGATGAAAAAGATTTAGGTAACAAGGCTTATATTGATACACTGTTAGATAATACCCTAGAAGCTCTAAAGAAAATTATTCATATTCCTAGTTATCAAAGAGAAAATGATTTTGTCGTAAGTGATAAATTAAAAATTACTATATCTTCAAATCTATCTATCAAAGTAAACAACAAATATTACCATAATGATGCTAGTGTATTACTAGATATTTCTAATGCAGATAATTGGGATTCTACAGAAGCCGTTGATTATACAGTCAACACAAATAGAGCCGGTAAAGACTTTTATATATATGCAGTTGAACACGAAGATAACTTTTGTAAACTGATACTTTCTGCAAATTCAACAGTTCCTACAGGTTATACAGCAGACACCTCACGTAAGATTGGCGGTTTTCACTGTCTATGCAATTCCGTTGAAGCCGGTAAAGTCTGGTATGATTTCGTAACCAAGACTGATATAGCTCACCCTTTAGCCGGTTATGTTACAGGAGATATTCTTCCATATTCAATTTGGGACTTGCTTCACAGATCAAATTCTGAGAATGAAGGTATGGTTTTCGATCCCGATACAAAACTCTGGTGGGATATTTACTTAGAAAGTTGGAGCGGTTCACTACCACAATCTAAATATGGTGCGGTTCACATGACAGGAGCATCAACCTATCCCGCACATGGAGAGAAGTTTGCGGAGCTGGCTTCACTTGTTCATAAGCGTTTACCAGATAGAGATGATTTTATTTGTGTTGCTAAAGGCTCAAATGAGAATACAAATATCACAGGTTCTACAGACCAAAGTACAGTTGGCGGTCACGTTGACACTTCTAACAGACGCATGATTTCTAATATTGGCTTAGAGGAATGTTGTGGTTATCTCTGGCAATGGGTAAGAACTTCAAATGCTAACGGTTCTTCTAATTGGCAGAGCACTACATACGCAAGTGCCGTTGACGGAGCTAAGAGCTATGGTTCAAGCTACGGTGCTTTCTATCGTGCGCTTGTGGGCGGTTCTTGGAGCGATGGCTCGTATTGCGGTTCTCGGTGCGTTGATGTCTATTATGTTTCGGCTGCTGTCCTTGGTAATTTTGGCGGTCGGTTCTGCGCAAAGGAGCGAGTAATCAACTTTATTTAATTGATATTTTTATGATATAATATATTGAAATTAAAAACAATTTTAGTTAAAATAAAGGCACTCGTTAAAGAGTAGGTATCTATAATCATAATTACTGACGTATGATACAGTAAAAACTTATCGTACGATTGTAGGCGGTAATTGGAGCAATAGCTCGAATTGCAGTTCTCAGTACGTTAATGTCAATAATGTTTCAGCTAATGTCAATGGTAATATTGGCAGTCAGTTCTGCACAAAAGTTAAAGGCAAACACGCCTTACCTTTGAAGATTATCTATACCTTTGATAGTAATATCACAAACACATAACTTGTGCCTTTATTTAGCTAGTAGCTACTAATGTTGAAAGTTAAGTAAAGGTCTTTATGAAAAGATATGGCAATCTTTTTCAACAAATTATTTCTATAGAAAACCTATCTTACGCCTTTGATAAAGCCACCAAAGGAAAGAAGTGGCGAGATAATATTAAAGAAGCCATCAAGAATAAAGATCAAATTATTCAATCCATTCACAAGCAGTTAAAATCACATACCTATCACACTTCTGCATACGTAACAAAAACCATTTATGAACCAAAGGAAAGAATAATTTACATTCTTCCGTTTGCACCAGATAGAATTGTTCACCATGCCATCATGCGTATCGTTGAGTCTATCTTTGAAAAGAAATTAGTATACGACACCTACGCTTGCCGGATAGGTAAAGGTCAAATCAAAGCAAGTGATAGATGTTTTCAATACACAAAGAAATATAGCTATTGCCTTCAATTAGATATTTCAAAATTCTATCCTTCAATTCCACACTTAAAATTAAAACAATTTCTTAGAACTATTTTTAAAGATAAAGAATTGTTATGGCTTCTCGATGATATTATTGATAGTGTTGAGGGTGATAGAAATGTACCTATAGGCAATTATCTAAGTCAATGGTTTGGCAATCTCTATCTATCTTCTCTGGATAGGTTTTGTATTCAACACGGATTTTCAAAACTTGTTAGATACTGTGACGATCTTATTATATTCTCTGATTCAAAGAGTGCCCTTCAACATTTTAAACAGCTAGTCATAAGTTTTGTAAACAATTCTTTATCGCTTCAACTATCCAGAGCTGATATTATCAAAACATCAAAGGGCGTAAAATTTTTAGGTTATCGTCACTTTCCAACTCATAAACTTATTAAGAAAAAGACAGCTCAACGCATAAAGCAAAGATGCAAATCACTATTAGCTAACGTACAAAAGAAAAAGATTACAATTAAGAAGGCAAAGGGGCAAGTTGCATCAGCTATAGGTTGGATAAAACACTCTAATTCTCACAATCTATTTGTAAGTTTAGGGCTAGTTAAGCTGTGCAAAGAGTTAAATGTATGTAAGGATTATATTGTGAATGACGTTGAGGATTTTCTTGAACCAAAAGAACAGCTTGGAATTAACGTACCTATTGCAACACTTATCAATAAAGCTGTAGTATTCTATGGTGCAAAAGTTTGTCTTAAAAAGCATAAAGAATTATTACGTTTACATTATAAAATAATTGATATTCACAATCGTGAATCAAAATATGTCTATGTAACATTCACAGAATCCAAAAGATTAATCTATCTATTCAATAAGTATAAGGATCAATTACCATTTACTGCACGTTTAATTAAAGTTAATCGTGCTTATAGTTTAATCTCAACACGGAGAACTTCTATGAAAGGCTATCCAAGACACTTAAATACAAGAGCTGATTACGATTTTGTTAGACAAAATTTTGAAAAATCTTTATGGCTACCAGATTATGAAGCACTTTTAAATTCATATCAAGAGTGGTTTTTTGTTAAGCATCTTGACGCAGAATCAGAAGGCATAAACGATGCAACTCACAAGGTTATTACAGTTACACCTATAGATAATGATGGCACTCCTACTTCATACGATCAATATGAGTTAAGAACAAATCCACAAGCTAGAATTTTTGAATTAGGTTTTAGTGTAGAAGAAGTACAGCAGATAATTAAGGATTAAATATGTATGATGTGCCTACTATTCATCTGGATAAATCAGATAATCAACTCATTAAGTTAGGAGAGAATGAATCAAAAACAAAGTGACATTATCAAAGAGTGCCTATCGAACATTGAAAAGAATACAGACACTCTATTAGACAGTAATATTGATAAAGATATATTGACTATGAATCTGTTTAGTAAGGGCTTTAAGTTATGGAAAGATAAGCGATTAACAGAACAGAGCATAATAGATATTGCTTCAATATCTTTGTGCCTATTGTTACAGCAGAAATAAAAGTGCCCTGTATCTCTACAGGGCGAAGTCAAATGAGGTCTTTAAAATGAAATACACTTTCAACTAAAGACAATTTAATTATAAACCTTTCTTGCCTATTGTCAACCTATATTGCAAAACAAAGTGGTGCGATAACAAAGAAGATTATAAACAACCAAAATGCTATCTTGTGTCTATTCTTATAATCATCTTCACAGTCTAAATTTATAACCATGTTTAGAGGTATGGCACTCAGTAGAATCCATAAGCCTAATCTTGTACCCGCCCATAATAATAAATCAAAGTTACTCATTCTTGTTTTTCTCCTGTGCCTATGATTATTCAATATCGTCTGGGTTAATGTCTGGAGAATATAAAGTTACAGCCATATAATCTAAATCAAAACTTTTATTTTTAACTATAAAATTATTGTATTCATCAGTCTTGATTTTGTCTGAATCAACTCTAACAAAATCATGCTTTGTATATATGTGCAAATCAAGTACATAATTCTCTTGCAAAATATCTTTTAGCTCTTTATACGTTGTCATAATTACACCTCATTTCCATAGTTGTTAATCCATGCCATAGCTTCTTTATGACGTAAACGATGTTGACGTAAGGTTGTATTCTTTTGCCTACGCTTTAATGAGCGTAAAGCACGAACGTTGTTAATGTAATAATTAAATTTTTTATACTTGTTTTGCATATTAACCTCTTAAAATATTTGTAATTTGCTACAGATTTTCATGTTAATGAAGTCTGCTAAATCTTGTAAGGCTTCAACAATTAAATCACCATTTAATTTTTCACACATAGACGGGCGCATTGTTGTTTTAATACGTGGCTTGTTTTGTGATGGAAATAACAGGCTTCTACCTATTTTTAACTCTATCTTTTTGTCTACATAAGATAAGATTAGAGATGTATATTCAACAGAGTATTTATAGGATTTAGCAAGTACAGGCAAGCTTGGATTTAATTCAATATCTAAATTATATTTTAAACTTTTTGAATACATTGATCCGCCCCTTAATCTTAAAGAATCTACAGCGTTTAAAAATTGCATAACATCTTCAATTAAAAGTATGTGCGATAATTTTCCGTTGACTTTAGCAAGTGCCTGTTTAATTTCAGCTCTTTTCTTGTCTGAAATATCATGTAGTTTTGCGATTTTAATTGTGATTGTTTCCATTTTATCCACCTCATTTTGACTATTAAAAAGGGCAATTTTCTACCTGTAAATCACCATAACCGTATGTGTTAGTGACCTTTGAAGTTGCCTGTAATTCTGCTTCTAACTCTTTAATACGCCTTTCATACTCTTGAACCTTTGCAAGTTTTCTAGCTTTATATTCTTGATAATTAAACTTAGGTGTCTGATTTTCTTCTGAATCCAGATACAGCCTACAACGTGACCCATTACCATTTAAAATTACAAACTTATCAAGTGCCTGTGACAGTTCGTTAATCTCCTGTGTTGTTGCTTGTTTTGGTTTACTGATTATAGGCTTCTCAACATACACGGTTTTGGTTTTGAGCTTCTTCTCAATGCCTGTAACAATGCACTGAGCAATATTAAACAGGCAAAAATATGTTTCTCTACCGTCAATATACATCGGCACTTTATGTGCCTTTTGACCCTTTGCAACAAATAATGCAGAGTTTTGTTTCATTTGTTGTGATGTAGCAAATAAACCTAATTTATAGCCCTTCTCTTTGCAGATTTTCTCTAGTTCAGCGGTTACTTTTTGACCGTATCTCTTGCCGGTCACGAAATTGTAAATTAACATTTTAAAATCCCTCATTTTGACTTGTTTTGCCTGTAACACTTCATTACAGGCGTATTTGTTTAGTAATTGTTTTCGATGCAATTCCATGCAAATTTATAGTGATTGTTTTCGATAATCTCTGAAAGGTGCATTTTGTTTTCGATTTGAGTTAAGATATGCTCTTTCATTTCGTAAAATTTTCCGTATTCTCTTAGCATTTGCATGAAGTAATACTCAATGTCTCTTAATCCTGTTTTATGAACATTCAAAAACATCGGATATAAGCAATTTTGTTTGCAGAAATAAATATCATAGTGTCTGCTATTGTGACAGCTTCTATCAATGGCATAAATAGATACTTGTTCACCATAATTATTGATGTGTCTAATCATTGACTCTATGTTGTCGTTAAAAGTATCAAACTTTAAACCGTACATTAGATCTAATTTATATTTCATCATAATGACCTCATTTTTTTCAGTGCCTATAATTCTACAGGCGGATTAAATCAACTTAATTGTTGATACAGTTCAAAACACTATAAATAATGCTTTGAAGTGTATCGGGCATATTTCAGCCCGATAAGCCCCTGTTAATCCTCTGTTTCTTCTGAGTCTTCATAATCATCTAAATCTATACAGCCTAGAGTTGTTATATCCTCGTTGTCTATGGCTTCAGCTAACACATCTATATCAATTTTGCTGTAAGGGTCGTTATAACTGTTATAATTTCCGTATCCGTCTACAGTGTAATATTTATCTTGGGTGTTAAAATCTGAGAAGTCCCTTTTGATCCTGTCGATAATTTCTAAAGAGTCCCCTGTTAAATCTATTTCATAATTGAGATCAAGCTCATTGACTAGATAGATAGGCTCATAACTGTTTTTGTAGCAATACTCATTCCATAGAGAAACAAGATCATTTTCTCTTAAATTTTCTAATTCCTGTTTAATCCACTCAATACGTTTCATGATAAAGCCCTCATTTAATTTTTAGGTAAATTGATCCGGAAATTATTTATAAAAAGTTCTCCTGTTTTGTCATCTTGATAAATTTCAGCATTACAGCCATAAGCCCCCGCATTAAAACCGATTTGAGTTAAGCCGTCTGTATGTATAGCGGTATCTCCAGCCTTATTCCGTGACGTGATTTTCTTTAGCTCTCCATTTCTATACATGGATTTTATTTCAGACTGTAAATATTTTCTCAATGCCATTTTTAAAGCCCTCATTTAGTAGTTGTATTCTTTGAAAGTGTCTAGCTTGCTGTAATCCGCTTTACAGCTAATAGGTAAATCGTATTGTCTAGCGAACTCTACAATGTGTCTACCTGTAGTGTGCGACCAATTAGACCACTTTTTAATAAAAGTGTGTTTTTCTGTATCTATAGTGATAATTTCAGTGTCATAACTTTTTAGCGTTATGAATTGACCCACAATCAAAACTTTAGCCTTTCCGTAAAATGACTGTCTACTGTCATATCTTGGAGTTAAATCAAAGTAATTAGGATTGTTCATTTTTAAGTACCTCATTTGTGATTTATGGGTGACAACCTCTATCGCCCTTTGTTGTCTTAATTATCGGATATATCATTTTATATTGATAGAAATTAAATGATAAAATGTGATGAATGTCACGAAAATATTTAGAAATATATTAAAAATCAAAGGAATAATCTATAATATAAATAGGTATAAAGTTCTATATAAAGGTGTATACAATGATTTTTAGAATCTATGACGTTGAATTTAAACAGAAAAGAGATTTATTTTTAGCTCTTGGATATAGTGGCCTAGTCGGCTCTGTGGTTGTTAATAAGCAATACGGGGGCTTGGAAAACCTTATAAAAACAAGATTACAACTTACAGATACAAAAGATATACAGGCAAAACTAACAGAATTAAGAGATAAGTATTATAAGATGCTTGCAAATAATACAACTGATACAGGTAACTATAAAAGAATTAAGTCATATATATATGATTGTTATATTGCTGCTTGGTATCAGCTGCCAGACAATCAAAAAGAAACAATAATAAAAACAGTATCAGCTTTAAATAGTATTGATGCAGAACAAATCAAAAAAGAACTGTAAAATAAAAGATACATTTTTATAAAGCTCTTAATATTTGATTATTAAGGGCTTTTTTATTTTTATTGTGATTAGCTTCACAAAATATTATTATATATCTCGATATATCAATATATATTACCGATAATGTAAGTATAGAAACACAATAAATCATTCAATTGAGGGCTTTAGCTATGAAAGAATTTGAAAACAACACATCATTATCATTTATCAATAATATCCTTGATATGTATAACGCAAATGCAACCGCTGAAAACTCAGATAACGATTTTTATAAGAATTTTGTTGAAATTAAAAACAGACTTGAAAGGGATCTGCCATTTTTTCAAAAAGCTGTAAAGCATGAAGTTGCTTGTTTAACTAGCACTCATTATTTTATGAGCAAAGATAAAACCCGCTTTATTACCAAGATTGACGGGCAAGCCGTAATAATCGGAATTATGCTAATGAACTTTGAACTATATTTTAACAAGTCTGCAAATGGTGAGATTTATTTTCGTGACATTTACCCTTGCTATAAAGATAAGGTAATTGCTCAATTAGGTGGTGTTAATGATTCTGAATTTGAAGCTGTAAGTGATAACAAATTATTAGAATTTATTTCTGATAACTTACATACAATCAATTACAAAATTATTATTCGTGAAGATTAACTTTTAAAAGGCGGTAGCAATACCGCCCTAAACTAAAAAAAATGAGGTCAAAACAAAATGAAAGTATGGCATCTTATAGCAATTTCAGCGGTTACAGGGGCAATTATTATGCACACTGTAGATACTAGAGAAATAAACACACTAAAACAAGATAATAATTTTTTGTTAAATGCTTACTGTGAAATGGAAAATAAATATCTTGCAAAATTAGATCCCGATAGTTTTGAATACAGGCTTCAAGTAGGTGAAGTTGATGAAAACGGTGATTCGTTCGATAGTCTGGAGGACTTAGAAAATGAATAAACTAAAAGATATTATTGATGCCTTTATATATACAGGTAAAGACAAAACAGGGCTAGACTTAACATTGTTAGATATTAAGGAATTGATAATAATTTACAATGAGTTAGTGACTTATCAGCATAAACCTATTGAAACAATTAACACTAATGTTTTTTGCGTGATAAATGGATTTACTGATATAAGCATTGTGAAACATGGTACAGGCTGGATTATTGATTAAGTGAGGGCTTTAAAATGAAGCGTTCTAAATTTCAATTAACATTTAACTTTTTTGATACTATTGAACAAGCAAAAACTTTTGCAGAAAACTACATGAAAAAAGCAACAAAATGGCAAAAGAAAAAATATCCTGCAAGTTTTCATCTATATACATTTAACGATGGAACGCAAAAATATATTTGTTGGTATAGTTGGTAGCAATTAAAACAGAAAATAGAGAAATAAAAAAAGAGGTAACTAAAAATGAAATATCGTATACAGTACAACAATGGTTATTATTTACATTTAGGCTTTTCACCTTCAGGAAAAATACCATACATTACTACAGACAAAAAAGACCAAAATGCAGTATTTACTTTTAATGAAGCATTAGAACGTTTAACAGAGTTAATGCAATTCATCGAAAAGAATGAAATAAACATGCAAGTTCACATAATACCTACAGAATAGAAAAAACAATACAGGATAATAAAGGCGGTCAATAATGACCGTCTTTTTTTATGCCTGTATTCAGTCAATTAAAGCAAGTGCAAAATAAAAACAATGATTAAAATTTGACACATGTTTTTGAAGTGATAGACTTAATCAAGGGTATCGGGTGCACGTGTTATATTAGTTAAGTTTAACCAAAAGACAACATACAGGCAAGCATACAAGACAACATTCCTTTAACCTTTCCATACTTCTCCATAGTGTTCGATAAGTGGTAACGCTCAACGCTGTGCAACCATACAGGCAAGCAACAAATAAATGACCTGTGTATCGTGTGAGTAAATGCTTCAGTAAGTTAGCTGTTTGTCCGGTAGTGTAAAAGGCAATACGAAACACACAAACAAACACGTTTTGCAAAATCGTTCATTCATCTGTTAGTGGTTGAGTTGTTAGGGTGGTTATAGGTGTGAATGTCTATAACAAACTTCAAACCGCTCATCTATTCCCGCATAACATAGCCGTTTATGTTTCATATAGAACATTTAGCAACCTCTTTGGAAGCCTGTTAACATCAGCAACAACATACCCGACACAAAAACCACCTCATGCTTCTGCAAATGTTCATGCCCCTGTCCGATTGCCATACCCCTTCGCCCCCAAATGCTCGGCCAAATCCCTATATTGCCCCACACAAATTTTTTCCAATTTTTGAAATTCACTCCCACTCACTACTCACCTGTCTATCTGGATTGTTGTTTTTGCACGGTTTCCCTTATGTTCCCTATTCATGTTCCCCTAACTTTTGGTGATAGTTGTATACAAATTGTTACATGGCTAACAAAAGTATATAAATATCTTTACTATTGAATATGTTAGTGATATTCTATATTCATGTTCTGTAAGAAGTTATGGAACATATTGCATACAACCTATGCCCTTTATCGTGTAGCTCTGGTAGAGGGCACTTGTAGCAGAACATTGAATATTTTAGGGTAAACTTTTTTCTCCTTTGGTTCTGAAATTCACATCGGCTCAGTGTTCTGCTATAAGTGTAGTTATGCTTTTTTGATTTTTCTTTTTTTTCTTTCAAGTTAGTTTAACTTTGGTGGGTATGGCTACACTTATTGATTTTATCGTCTTGGTGTAAGTGGAAGCACAACTATGGGTAAGATAGGTACAGGCGAAGGTTCGATTCCCTCAGACGATGCCAGATTTCCATTTTCATATTCGTTAGTTCCTTTAATAGAATGTGTTTAATCCTCTATCTGCAATACGGTAGGGGATTTTTTTTAAGGATTGCAAGAATGATATTTGATTATTCAAGAGTGATTGCATATACGGTTGGTGCGGGTGTAGCTTTCTTTTTAGGTTATTCTGTTGCTTCTAATAAGTGTCAAATCAAGATACAGGAAAAGACTATTGCAGAAGAACAGGCTATTAACGATAACCTTCAATCCGCTATTCATATCAATAACAAAATTCAGAATGAGGTATATCATGTTACAGAAGATTTGTACTTATCTCTTGCAGATGTTGATAACGAGTATAGTCTTATTAAGTCTACTCCTGTCATTAGTTCTTATAGCGGGCTGTCAATCAACACCACAGGTCAAGATAATCAAACAGTGTCCGACACTTCCAAAGTTGCCGGTGGAATTTCAGAAGGAAACGCCAGACAGCTTGCAGATAACGCAAAGAAATTTCAAAGATTATACGAAGCAGAACTAGAAAAGGCTAAGAAGTGTGATATAGCTATTGTTAAGTTAAATAATCTTATAGATTTTTATACAAAAGTATATACAACTTATAGTGAGTAGGCTATAATATAAATACTCCTTATGTTTGTTTGATTAGATTGTTTCGCCCTGTTTCCCACATAACAGGGCATTTTTTTTAAGGGTATGGTGTAAAGGTAGCACCAGAGGTTTTGATCCTCTTAGTCATGGTTCAAATCCATGTACCCTTGCCATCACTGAATTTCTTTCATTAGGCATTTGAGTTTTATATCAATATAGTGAGAATCACCGCCTTGTTCGTGTGATGTATACATATCAAGTTTAGCTACTTCCATATCCATTAGAGGTCTATACATCTTACTTTCTTTGACGTGTTGTAAAAACCTACTAATGTTACTACACACTACAAACGGTGCTCCGTTAATATCGTCAATACTCAATATACTGTGTCTATCCTTGATAATTGCAAGACAATCTCTAAGAGTTACCATAACATTAAAACTCCTTATTCTCTCCAATCATCGTATATTTCAATCGTTGAATTATCTACTAAAATTAGTTTAATCCATTCTTGTTGTGTATATTCTCTGATTTCCTTTAATAATTTTTGTAAATCTTCTAAAGAATCTAGCTCAATACTACACTCCCAACGGTTTTCAAAAATATACTCTCCCTTGTGAAAATGATATTTTGCGCCATACTTACTTAGTATCTTTCCGTAGTCTTTACGTAAAGTATTATTGTTTATTGACATTTCGCCAGACGTAGCGTATACATCAAATCTCATTGTCTTATTCCCATTTCTCTGATATTTCCTCTGGTTTTCTTACCCATATCTTTAGGGTATTACAGATATTATCGTGACCTCTGACTAAATCCCAGACTTTAACTTCCTGTTGTCTGTATATCTTGTCTTTCTTCTTGTTATGGAAATAAGGGTAGCAATAATCGTTATTTCCTACATTCCCCTGTGCATCTGTATGATAAATACGAATATTACAGGAAAAGCGACAACATTTAAAAGCCTTTAGTAGTTTCTTTACTTTCATAATCTACCTCTCCATGTTCCGTCTGCTTTACCTTTCCACCACCCCCAAGATAATTGTATTCTAAATGGCGTATGTTTATATCTATAAGAGCGAATCGTTAAATATTTCATATAGAGCTTTGTGTATTTTTTGTACTTAGTTTTCATGCTTGCATTACCTCTACTCTGCTATCTTCTACAAGCTCAACGATAAGTCTTGTATCGTATATACATTTATCTTTGCGATCATACAGTTCGGCTTTAACACGTAAGCCTTTGTTGGTTAGTTCCTCTAAGGAAGAATCAGATTTAATTCCAACGCTTTCAATAGAGTCCATGTAATCCAGAGCGTTTCGTTTGAACCAAAAAGCCTTTTCATAAAAAGTAATCACAGGCTTCTCATTGACATAGAATCGAATCTTAACTGTGTACCACATTATTTCTTTTCCTCGCTACTACCTAAAACCTGTTTACTTGTTCCGTTTTCAATTTTTCTTGTTCCTGTCTTATCTGTCTGTGTTTTCATCTTATACCCTCTCAAATCTATATTTAGCTTTCATTTTTCCACTCTATTTATTTGCTGAAAACTTTTATAAAAACTTAAATACAATTTATTTCTAAGTTCAGTATTCCAAAAACCTATCTTATGTTTATGCAATTTTTCTAAATAACTCATATAAATTTTTGTATACTTTCTGTATTTAGCTTTCATCTAACACTCCAAAAGGTTGCCATTCATTGTTACTATCTTTCCATTGATAATGTTCAAACAAATCTATTAGCAAAGAGAAACGTAAACCAGCCATTCCTATGTAGCCCTCTGTAGCCCACATAATTAAGCATCTATAAACTCTACTATCCCAATCACTTTTAACTTCGATAATGTCACCAATAAATTTATTAGTAACACATTGAAACTCACCTATGTCTTTAAAAGCTCTCCACTTCTTTTCTTCAACCTCTTTGACCTTATTGGCTGGAATGAACAAACCATAAGGATAATCTCCTTCTTCATTTTCTTTTGCGAAAACTTCTGAAACTTTTAAATCTGTGTTAATGACTTTCAGCGTACCTTTTACCCAAAACTTTAAATTTTTCTTTAATTCATCAGAGAAATATCCCTTTTCCCCTATATACTGTTTTGCTTCTTCAGCGTTACTCCATGAGTACACATCTTTTCTATCAAATGTTTTCATTTTCTTTATCCTCGATATGTAGATATTTCTTTTTAAAATCAACAATCTCTTGTGCTTTGTAATAATCCATGTACTTTAGGATATGCGCCCTGTCTGCTTCTGATAGATAAAACATATCATCTAAGATTTTGTTTAACGTCTGTTGTGCTAGGTTGTAGCCAACATCAACCATGTGCATATCCCATACAGTCTGGTCTTTCTCAAACATTTATTGCCTTTTGATAACGTTTCTTAAATTCATCTGGTATGTGATGCCTTTTGTATATCAAAGTATCATCGACACAGTTATTCTTCTGTTTCCTTATCGGTGTACTGAGTATATCTTCAAGGCTCATTCCTATCCTTTTGCGTTGATAATAAACACTCTCATTCAAGCCGTAATGCAGATACATTTCCCTTATAGTCTTGAACTCTTGACCTAAATGGTCTTTTACATTTCTTATTCTGTGCATATAGGTGCTACCGGCTTGCTCTTTTCGTAATTTAAACGTTTGTGTAATAATTCAAGTACAGGAGATAAATTCTTCTTTTTAATACATTCAATAAAAAAATCTATGGTTGCAAAAGTAATAATATCTTTTGCTTTGGATTTATATATCTCTAATACAGGTTTATATTTCTTTAGCTGTCGTATAGCCTTCCTAGTTTTCTTTAAATTACCGTCTATTCTTTCTGCATACCAGATAGCTTTTTCTAAATCCATTATCGGATTGTCTTTATCTCTGAAACGGATTGCATATTTCATACATGAACCTAGATTAAAACTAAATAAATCAACAACATCTATACTCTCTAACTCTACATTATATTTGCAGTAATGGTTAGGGTGGTAAACTAAATCCTCTATTTCTTTTTCTTGTGACATAATACACTTGCCTTTTTGCAGAAATATCTATACAATTAAATACGGAAATAAGAAAGAGTGTTAAAAGCCCTGTTACACGATAAGGCGGTGTGGCGGGGCTTTTGTTTTATCTGCTATTCTTTAGTCTTAGCCTTCTTTGTTTCTTTTACTCCATCGGTAATTTCTTCATAGAAAATCACATAAGAAGTAATGATGTAGCCAGAGTTATCGTCAAAAGCTACAGAGTGACGAACATCGTTAATCCTCACCTTTCCGTCATTCTCTTTTAGAAAATGATTTACTTGGTCGATAGCTTTAATCAACGCATTTTCTCTTGATACAAATTCAACAGCTTTAATCATTTTTGTTTTCCTCTTTAAGTTAATATCAATCTATTTTCAGTTGACCTATACAATCTGTATATATCCACGCATCTTTAACACGCTTCTCAAACCATGCTAATAACTTTGTTTCAAAATCATCTCTATCATCTTTTGAGAAGAAATCCTGTAAAAACTCTGGATCAATACCTTCATCTTCTAAATCACCTAACATCAATTCCCAGACACTAAAAGTATTAAGTAGGTTCTTGACGTATTCTTTCTTGAACACATAGATGTAGTAATCATCGCCAGAATCTTCATGTGTCTGCTTTAAGTTATCAAGAGCTTCTGTTAAGTCATCGGTAAAGAAAGATGTATCATCTATCCATTCAAAACACTGCTCTACAACAAACACATAACCGTCTTTACGTTTCTTCTTATTGAAGTCT